TCGAAATGTTTCGAATAAACCTCATCACTTTTACGAATATCAATAAATAAATATTTCATTATATTTTATGTTTTATTATTATATTAGTTTTAGAAAATACTAAAAAAAAAAAATTTTTTTTTTAATCTATATATTTTGTTTTTTCTATTATTATACCCTATTACTCTAAATACAACGAATAATCATATTCACCAAAAGTTATCATATTTCCCTCATTATACATCTTTCTTTCTAATAAAATCCAATTATTATATTCCATTCTCCCTTTTTCTACTAATATATATGATGGTTTATCATTCTTTACTTGATTACAAGCAATACATAATTTTACACAATTTGAAAGTGATGATATACGACCACACAATTCTAAATTATGCTTAGAATATGGTCTCCAATGGTCTAATTCCATTTTATTATATTTCTCCAATATACCACACGCCTCACAATAAGTAATATTATCCTTTGCACGTTTTACTTGACAACTAAATGTCCTCGATACCTTACCATTACCTAATTTATTAAAGTCTAATTGATAAATTAAATCTTCTGTTTCATCAAACTCTATCACAAATTTTGTTCTATTTGTTTTAATGAAATTTGCTACATATTTCCTTGTATCTGGATATCTAGTCCTACCAATTAATTTTGTTATAAAGAGCTTTTCTATTTGGTCTTCTCTTAAAAAACCATATCGGTTTTCAACTAAAATACTAGCAATTATAGAATTATAACTATCCTTTTTAAATTGCTTCGTGAATTGCTGATATAATACATCACACATTTCCATTGTGTTGTTAGAATTTCCAATCTGGAATTTATAAAATAAAATATATACTAAAAAAATCAATTTTTAATAAATTTATTTTTTATATTGCTATATATTATAATACACATTATTATGCCTAGAAGAAAATCTTCAAAAACTAGTTCTAGAACTAGAAAACACACACGTGCTATTTCGAGAAAAACTAAAAAAACTCTTAAACATAAGGTGTTAAGAGGTGGTGACAATATAATTCGTATTGAAAAATATTTTATGAGTAATCGACCAGAACTGCATCTACAACACGCAATTAAATTTTTAATTCAGCAAATGAAAACAGAAGAATTCTTTGGGGAACAATTAGTAACGCGTGAGGTACAGGATAATATTATAAAATACATACCTGAATTTTATATTAAAAATACATTGAATGTCGACATTTCTAATGATGCCGTATATAATTTATTTTCTCATATGGTAATCTTGGACATACTATCATCTACTGAAATAGAAGTACAATATAAATTTATTTTGAGAAAAAAAATAAGAGATAGTATTAATAAAATGTTACAAGAAAAAATGTCTCAAGTTATATTACATATTTATTATTCAACTAAAAAACTAAAAGATAATAAGAAGTTGAAAGGAGTAGCCAATGAAGAAACCTATTTAAACGATATAGACCTCGTTGGTCTAGATATATCAATAGATGATTTACTGAATAAAAACCCGGTTGACTGTAAGAATATGAAAATTATATTTGATGAAAAAAATTTGAAAAATGAAAATAAAAATGAAAATAAAAATGAAAATAAAAATGAAAATAAAAAATGTCTTCTGACCAACAGAGATATTCTAGGGGAACTTGAAGATATAAAAAATTTTATTATCACATTTTTAAGCCAAACAAAAGATATTAAAGATAAAGAAGATAAATTTATTACATTTTATTAGTAATAATTCTTTTAACTCCATTTTATATACCAAAATAATATTACTTATACTTTTCATACAATTCTTTAATATCAACAACTGGTATTTTATTTTTAACAGCATATTCCAATTTAGAAGTCTTGCTAGTCTTATCCTTCACAATTAATAAATTTATATTCTTAGTCATAGATGGTACAATTACCCATCCCTTATTCTCTATAAACTTTTGAACCGAACTATCCCTAGTCCCACTCATTACTACCATAAATTTATCCTTATCACTAACAATCTTCCTACTAGCAACCTTCAACTCCTTATTTTCACCCATATATTTAGCAAAATTAACTAATCCTAATATAACCCTCTTAGCCATCTTATCACTATATCCATCTACCTTTAACGCATCTTCATACTTGATATTCTTCCAATCAGGATATACACTTAATAATTCCTTTATCCTCTTCTCACCAAATCCAATACCGAATACATTACTAGCAACCATCAATCTCCATAACTCTATCTCTTTAGACATTACCTCATGAATCGCATTATACAATTTATTTGCTAGTTTAGACTGTATCCCATCTATATCCTCTAAATCATCAACTGTCATATTATATATTTTTGATACTGTATCATATCCATTATCTACTATTTTATTTATTATACCTTCTTTTAAATATTTCACATTCAACGTTGTAAAGAAATGTGTTAATCTAGATACAGCAACATCATCCGTTTCCACCATATCTAAATATATATTCGTTCTAGTCTCGTCCCAATGCCACCTCATCTTAGGCATATCCGCATTATTCGCACCTTCATCTACCGAATATATATAAGGTATCACATCTCCACTTCTTATCACCGTTATCTTAGCACCTGCTCCAACCTTGTTGTTCATTATATAACTAGCGTGAAAACCAGTCGCATATTCTATCTTGTCACCACCAATTAAAACAGGTTCAAACTGCACTCTAGGTGCTAATTTACCGTGCTTTGATGCTTTCCAATGAACTCCTATTACCACAGTTTTACGCTTCTGCCCTTCTAAATCTTGCTTATACGCAAACTTATCATCGGGTCTAGCCATATCAGATACTTTATACACCTTTGAATTATCACCAACCACTAGACCATCAATCGGATAATCAGACTTTATATTATATTTTATCAACTTATCACTTAATTCTTCAATTGATAAACTATTTATAACCTCATTTTTAACAACTATAAACTTTAACTTACTTAATTTTTCTAATGATTTACTATTATTATATAACTTTGGATATACCATTTCATATACTACAAATTCAATATCTGCCAATATATCTTTATTGGGTTTCTTAGAATTTATCATTCCAGCAACTATTGAACGGATTTTGGGATAAATATCTTTATATTTTCTATCAAATACCTTATTACTCATAATAAATTCTCCTCTAACAGCCAATTCACCATCAATAACTGAGGGTATCCCTTTTAAATATGGTATTAAATAACTAATGTCCTGTCCCACCTTACCATCACCTCTAGTATATAATTTGACATTACCATCTTTATATACTAGCATACCAGATAAACCATCTAACTTTTCACTAATATGATAATTACTAGAACCGAATTTTGATAACCACCTATCTAGTGTATTTTTAGTCGGTTTTATCTTTGCTAGTGATGGCATTTTATAAGGCAATTCTACTTTGTTTATATCATTCCTAATTGGAGCACCTACGGTTGTGAATATTTTATTACTAGGGTCTCTTTCTCCTAAAGTATCCCATAATATATCGAAGGTTATATCTGATATAACTTCTTCGTCATTATAATATTTGTCCGTAGCATATTCTATGAAACTTACTAACCTAGTGATAGGCTGAGTAAGTGCGAATTGCTTAGGGTTTTTATTAACTTGTATAATAATGTTATCCATCTTTGATATTTAATTATAAAATATAAAACCCGTTTAAATTCAATTTTTTATAACTATATTTTTGAAATTATATTATAATAATGAAAGTAGAAACACATTTTTTATTAATATTTATTATATTGATACTATCTATAGTTATCCTATACTTTATATCCAACTGTAATGACTATATCAAAGTTTTCAACACAAATGACACTAGAGTAGATAATAGACCTATTTGGAAATGTCTCGATGAAAATGATAAAACTAGTAGATTAACCAATATCTATAACACCGAAAAACACCTAGAAAGTATGGGCATTCTAGACAAATGGTCTTTTACCCATATAACACACGGATTATTCATATTTGCTGTATTATTATATCTTAATGGTGGTACGAGAAATATTACACTAGTTTATTTAACACTTCTTATTGAAATTGCCTGGGAAATCCTAGAAAATACACCATATATCATTAATTCTTATAGAAGGTCTAGATCTATATATAAAGAATACATTGGTGATAGCATTGCTAATATTATTAGTGATACTATATTCTGCTTATTCGGTATTATAATTGCCTGGTATTTACCTATTAATAGTATATTAATACTCACTGTTATAGTAGAATTTGTATCATATTTGATAATCGATGATAATGTTATTATTAATGTTTATTCATTATTACTAGAAACATTAAAAAAATTTAAAAACTTATTTGTTATAAATAAATGATTAACATTATAGAAAATCTAATAAAATGGAATAACGATAACCTTGGTAATGTAGATAACTCAAACGAATATTATAAACTACTATTTATCCTATCCAATATTGTCTATTTTATCCCAGTCTTATACTATGGTATTATTAACCAATATACTATTATCCTAGCCATAATGGGTCTAGTCAGTATTATATTTCATTCACATCAATGCTGTAATAACGCATCTAGAGCTAACACTTGTTCTCTTATGTGAGTTGATGTTTTTGTAAGTTGTTTTCTAGGTATTTACCTATGGATAAATAAGTTCTCTAGTCTAACAATATACTGGTATATTACCTTTTCAATAGCACTAGTATTCTATGTATGTGGTACTAATAAATCGCATCTATATATGTTATATCACGGATTATGGCATATATTAACTGGAATATTATTTGTTATTACTATGTGAAATAATAACATATTATTTTTTTAGTGTTGTACGTTTTATTACTTTACGTATTATTTTTTTAGTAGTTTTCAATATTTGTTTCTTTCTAGACTTACTTGGTGATACTGACCCTCCTGCTGATAATCCTGTTGATTTTATAATAGCAACTACAGGAAGATGGTCTGATGTTGGAAATACTAAACCTCTCTTGTTAAAATTTTTAGGCACTCCGTTACGAATTTTATATGTTAATTTATCATTAATCAATATGTAATCACCATATTTATCATCATCTGATTTACCACTGGTTTTTCGCAAGTAGGTTTTTCTGCCTTCTGGAACGCAGCACGTATATGGAGGTTTGATAGATTTGGTTGTTCGTCCATTAATTTTAAACCCTCTCCATAGGTCTTTACCGTGGTCATTTGTATCACCCATAAATATGATTTTATTATATGATTTTATTGTTTTATCATCAAGATTAATACCTCGGTGTGTATTAACAAGATTTAAATTATAACCAGTGCCTCTTGTATATAATCCTTGTGATATTATTCTATTTAATTTGTCTTCTAGTTGTGTTTTATTTTGGTGATGTCCAAAATGAACATTAACAAACATATATTTTTCATTTGTATCATTTTTATTTAGCAATAATATTTGACAAGGTCTTCCATCATTTCCATAACTAGTATTTCCACTAGTTACATAATCCAATCTAAATTTTTTTGGGTTATACAATGATACCATATCTTCACTTCCCCCCATACTTGAAATACATATTAAATTTTGTAAAGAACGAATAAGAATAATATCTTGCCATTTAGATGCTTCCTGAATACCTACCAAATCAAGACTACCATAATTAGAACGTACATTATTGATTGTGGTGCGAATATTATTTAAACAGTTTTTCCCTACAATTAATCTGTTATAATAGCAATATTTTGCTATATACTCTGCTGTCTTATCTAATTTATAATTAGGATTACCTTTAGATGCCAACATACAACCGAAACATACATTGTATGTCAATGCAACTATATGATTTGCCATTTCGATTTACTTTTTAATTAGAAATCATTTGAAACTAATAATTGAAACTTTTACTATTTTTTTACAATTTAATAGTATTCTATTTTTTGTTATTATTTAACTATACATTAATTTCTATACCCAATTATGAATTTAGTTTGTAGTCTAGGTTTATATCCATTCCTGCTATGTTTCATATTCTATAGAAATGATACCAATACTTTTCATAAATGGATACCAATTATAATATTTACCAATGGTTTCCTTTATCATATTCTATTCAATAACTATATTCTTATACGACTACTAGACGTTTATACTAATCTTGGTCTATGTATTTATATCAATTACTATACAAGCAAACAACCATATACTCTAGCAATAACACTTCTAGTATCCATTGTTTTTTATTTGAATATATACTCAAATGTTATTCATATATTATTCATACAAATGCCATTACTACATTTATACATAAAATCTAAACCTGGTTTTATATATTCTATACAATAATATACTAATACAGTAAAGATGATAGAAATACTAGACTATAAGAAAGATAGACAAATCAGGAATATTATTATTTTGTATTGTATTAGTGTTTTTTATTGGATTACACTAGTAATTTACAGAGAAATAAAACAAAAAGATATTAAAGTTCTAAGAAAAAATATTATTTTAAATTGTAATGGTTGGTGTATGAGCCACTTTATCCATTATTTAATATTAGGTTATTGTGCTCCAAAATACTGGATACAACTAATATTCATCGGTATTATATTCGAACTCATTGAAATACCCCTTAATAACTTATCCAAATATATCGACAGCAAACTACTAGCAGATACTTTTACAAATTCACTCGGAGTTATTATCGGTGTTATCCTATTCAAATTATTTCCCTACGAAATAGACTTATACAAACTATTATGTTAAACGCTTTTACCAATTATGCGACTTTATCATCCTCTTATACGCTTCTTGAGCCTCATACAATGTATATTCATTATCCCAATTAACCAAATCCAACTCTCCCTCATCTTCCAACATTAACGTTTTAATTTGTAATAATACCTTATCAACCGTATAAATTGGTGACCAATGCTGTTTTGTTAGCATATCATTACAGAAACTACCCCCTCTAGTAATATTCATCTTCATAAACTTAAACCGTGGGTATATTACCCTACAAAACGGTGGGTCTATCGGATATTGACTAGAGAACCTAAATTCCATTCTTATCTTTTCTATATTTTTATCTTTCAATTGTTTATATAATTTTGTATTCTCAGGAACATTCTCCAACAAGAAATCAATATTCCATACATTTAAACTGCTCTCATCAGCCAACTGACACCTAAACTTAACACCTAGTACATCCTGCATCTTATCCTCCTCTCCTATCTGATACAATTTCTTAAACTCCTTCATTAACCTAGATGCTCCAATCTTACCAGTAGTAGCCTTCCTCTTCGCAATATCTTCCTTTATTACACCAGAACCGAATAGTGTTGATAACTTATTTATCATATCCAAATTATACGCTCCACACCTGAATACTACTAGATACCTCAATTTCAACTCATCGCCATTATTCACCACATATATTTGATGTGCCTTCTTATAAACTGACTTCTCCTTAGCAACCTGGAATACACCCATTATTAGGAATTCACTTTTAACATTTCTAGATGTCATATAATTATAACTGTAATTAGCACTATCGGATAAATATATACCAGCACCATGCACAGCCCCATTAAGGAATAACTTATTCTCCTTTGTTCCAGTCTTTAAACCATTTGATAATATACTTATCCAATTCTCTGAACCACTCCCATGAAACAAATAATCATTCTTTTGGTCATCAAAACCTTCTGGTTCAGCCTCATATTTAACCTCAAATACATTGTTAATCCCTTTGTTAGGTATTTGGTCTTTTATACTAGACATAATCACATAATATTTTGATAATAAATTTATATTATATCTTATCATCATATACAAATAGGGATAGTCTTTAAACAATTTAGCATCTCCTAATACTATTCCACTACTATCAGCATTCATATACTCTAGTAGTATTCTCTCTATGTTTTCAACCTTACACTTTGCCATTGTTTCCACAATCTCTTTAGTTAATCCCTCTGTATGAAAGAAATTAGGACGTACATATATTGTATCTATCCTATTACTAGATAGTGATTTAGTTAATAAATATAAATAGAATTTCATTGTAGTAAGTCTTTCATTCCAATATTTTTCTAGAAAATCATTACCTAAATAAATATAACTATAAATGTGATTACACACCTCATTATTACAAATTTTTAAGTCTAGATCTGGATTAACCATTGATATATTTTCCGTGTTTCTACAAAATAAACATATTGCGTTTTTCTCCATATCCTTTACTAGAGTAATAAACTTCTTCCAGTGGATATAATCAAATTTATAATCATATTCAACAATTTCATTATGAATTATTGTTATTGGTATTAACTTATTTACCCACATATGTAAGCCAACATTTTTAACATTGTATTCACTAGACTTTTGAATTGTAATCTGATACTGTTTGCCTATATTACACTCTAGTAATACTTTGAAACTGTAATTTGTCTTTTTATAAGAATAATTATATATTGGTATGGGGATTTCACCTATTACGGTATTATCACTGAATAATACAGTCCAATACCTTTTTGGTGTATCTTTAACAATGTTTTGTAAAATATTTACGTCCATTGTTAAATGATTTGAAATTATGAGAATGTATTAGTTTTTGTTTTTGTTTAGTTTTGTTAATGTTAAACCAAATTTAAAGATAGTTATTTCAATTTTATTAAAATTGATTTAAGAATTATTATAGTAAATATATTATATCTTATTTAATATATTTTACAACAAAACTAAATATATATTTTATCATTTTCGCCAATATGAACCGTCAAAAACAGCAAAAAACTGTAAATCCTAATATACAATTTACCTTATCTCTAGTAGATAAGTTATCTGATATTTCCTTTTGCGACCAACAATGTAGCAATGTTAATAATAATATTTTCAAACAAAAACTATTGGAATTTATCTCTGAAAAATACGATATTAATGTTATTGATAGGCTTTTCGTAGTTCTTAATCCACGTATGCTTAAAAACATATTACATCATCAACACGTTATTACAACACTAACCAATGGGAATCCATACCTACTCTATCTAACTAGAATTGATGGTGTTAATTGTTGCTTGTACATTGACCGCAAACTAAAGGAAGGTTATAATTATCCTAAAATACATTGTGTAAAATATCAATTTGATGATGAACTCTTCAATGATACTATTATTGCTGGTGAATTGGTTAAAGATTTACAACGTAGATGGTTCTTCCTATGTTCAAACCTTCTAGTCTATAAAGGAGAATTGGTAACTAATCATAATATCATATCAAAATATCAAATTCTTAATAAAATTTTAATGGAAAATTATACTCCTAATAAAGATATTGAACCTTGCCCTTTGATGATTAAGAAAATATTTATGTATAAGGATTATAATAAATTGATTAATAACTTTATACCATCATTATCTTACTACTGTAGAGGTCTTATTTTCAATACACTCAGTCCAGCACATACTGACTATGCTTATATTATACCACGGGAAACCCAAATTAAAATTATGGATGTTGATGAAATAGATGATATTGTAAAGATACAACATTATGAACTATGGGAAAAGGTACAAAATGTGAATTCGGAAATCACTTTCACTAAACCTATTAATGTAGTTAATGATAAAAAAACTATTGATAAAGATAATGTGGTTTTCCGCGTTCTAGCGACATCTATTTCAGACATTTATAAACTATATGCACGTTCAGATAATGGATTAATTGAATATGGAATAGCACTTGTCCCAAATATGACGTCTAGTCATTATTTAGCATCAATCTTCTTGGACGATAAGAAGAGTGAAGAGGAAAAACTGAATATTTGTATGGAATGTAAGTATTCGGCGATATTTGATAAATGGGAACCTATTGAACCGACGTGTCAAAATGCTATGACTAAGTCGCAAATTGATAGAATGGAAAACGAACTTAAAAGACAGAATATTGCTAGAATATAATTTTACGTTTTTAATTTATTATAAAATTTTTAATATTTTTATTATCTTTAATATTTTACAAATTAATATGTTTATAAGAGAATTATATTTTGAATTATTTTAACCACTAGTAGCACCAGAGTATTTATCACAGTCAACGAAAGGACACGCGTTGTTTGTAAGATTACTAGAGGCTACACATATTGTTTAGATATTATTTTTTTTGTAGTTGGTGGTGAAGGTGAAGGTGGTAATGAGACACAACTACAAACATATACCGCATATAATTTTCATGCTCCAACAATAAGCTCTGATGGAAAAAAAATCTCTCATAATCCATCGCGAACTATAGACTGGAGAGGTAGAAATAATAATAATAGAACACGAACAGCTGCTCAAAAAAGATACGAAAATGAAAAAGAAAATGAAAATGATTTCGAAAAACAATTAAAAGAATATAGACAAATTTTGAAAAACGTAACAGGAATGGACGATTATCAGCGACAACAAGCGGCAAAACAACCTATCGATTTTGGTGAAAAATCAACACCCACATCAACACCTACATCAACATCACAATTTGAGAAAATCTCTCATAATAATAGATTTGAAATTTATAATTCTAAAATCAAGTCAACCAGAAACCAAAATGAAACACTTACAAAAAAAATAGAAAATAGAGAATCAAACTTACTAGCAGGTTTATTACAAAGTGCTGGAAACCGTAATACTAAAAAACTTTCCACAAAGAAACGTAATACTAATAAACGTAATACTAAAAACCGTAATACTAAAAACCGTAATACTAAAAAACGTAAATAAACATAACATCATATTATATATTTTTTACCTTTTCAATTCAATTCTTTTATATCAGTAGAATGTAATAATAATTATGTCAAAAACATCTAGTAAAACTAAAACTAAAACTAAAACTAAAACCTCCGAAAATAATAATAAACCCACCGATATTGGTATTCTAGACCCAGAAGGTAAATATGATAATCCATTAACTGGGAAACCATACCAAAATCTATACAAAGATAAGAAATGGGAACTAGATGGTGAAACTGTTAGTAAAACATATGCTAATATGGCTAAAATGTGGGTGAAATTAAAAGTATATGAAAATAAAGACAAACTAATTAATTCTATTACAAAAGGACAAGTAATTCTAGCAACAGCTTCCACTGGTGTAGGTAAAACAGTTCTTATACCTAAACTAGCCTTACACGCACTAGACTATAAAAAGAAAGTTATTGTATGCCTCCCTAAACGTATTATTGTCCGTGAAGCATCTGAATTCGCAGCACAAACATTAGATGTCGTCTTAGGTGAAGAAGTTGGTTATTACTACAAAGGCGAACAAATGATTAACAAAAACAATAAAACTAGTATGCTAATATTCACCACAATCGGTTCTATCATCTCTATTATGACTGGTACCGACCCTACCTTATCCGACTATGGTTGTCTTATTTTAGACGAAGCTCATGAAACAACAGTCGAGAATACCCTAACATTATTACTAATGAAAAAAGCCGTCCAACAACGTAATGACCTTAAATTCGTGATAATGAGTGCTACTATTAACCTAGATATGTTCCGTAATTATTTTCCAAATCCAGAATATAACTTTGTAGAAGTTGATGCTGGTAATATTGGTCCCACCTATAAAATCACACCATATTGGAATGCTTCTAAACCCCTAGACTGGCACTCCATTGCTACCGAAATCGCATTTACATTACTGAAATCTAGCGAAACTGGTGATATTGTAATATTTGGCACATCTGGTGGTGATGCCAACCGCATATGTACTAGTCTGAAACAACAAATTGACCGTTATAATAAATTTAAAAATGATAATAAAACTACCATAGTCCCCTATTGTGATAAACTAGCAAGTGGTATTACTAGTGAAGAACGCACTTTAGCCACAAACGCATACGCTTATCTCAAAATTACTAATGATAAAGGACGCACTTATAATAGAAAAGTAATTGTTAGCACTAATGTAGGGGAAAGTTCTATTACTATTAGTAATGTAAAATATGTTATTGATAGTGGCTTACAGTTTGAAGATAGTTTTGATGCAGAAACTATGGTTCGCTACTTAGTAGAAACCGATGTTAGTCAAAGTTCTATTAAACAAAGGAAAGGTCGCACTGGACGTACTGGTCCTGGTTCTGTATTTCACCTTTATTCTAAGAATGATTATGAAAATAGACAAGAGTTCCCAACACCAGAAATCCAAAAAAGTGATATTACTGATACTTTACTAAACCTAATACGAATGAAAACAATTAAAAATATTAAAGATTTACGTAATCTACTAGATGAATTTATATCACCACCTTCGAAAAATATTGTAGATGCTTCTTTACGCACACTACACGGTCTGAAACTTATATCTAACACTAGTGATATTGGTATTTTAACACCACTTGGTGAAGCCGTTGTTCAATTTCGTGCTATTAAACCACAATTTGCACGTGCTATTATATATAGTCATTCCTATAAATGCTCCCACGAAGTTATTGAATTGTTATCTATTGTTAATAGTGCCGATGGTAGGATAGACCAAATATTTATACCATTTAAACCTGATAAATCTAAGAAACCAGAAGTTAATAAGAAAGCTGAAAAGGAATATTACAGGATTAGGAAACAATTTGAACACCCACTAGGTGATTATATGAGTTGTTATATGGCATACCAAGCATTCTTAAAGAAGAGGAATGATGGTATCCGTGGTAGTAGTAAAGATGAAGATATTATCGATGCTGAAGACATTAGTGGTGTTGAAGATATTGAGAATGAGGGTATTATCTTGGGGGGAGTAGATGATGAGACTGATATTGTTGAAAAGCCGAAATATGATAAAAGTAAGAAGCAATTGAAGAAATGGTGTAAGGATAACCATATTAGTTTTAAAATACTAGACCGCATATCTAAAGAAATTAAACAGATTAAAATGACTTTGAAGAAAGTTATTAGAAGTAGATTATTAGCAAATATTAAAATACCACCATATTATGAAGATGACTTGGACAATAAAATAATAGGAACTATTGCTATTGGTGCTATTACAAATATTGCTAGATTAACTGATGGAGATGTTTATGTAGGGTGTTTCCCACTTAATGGTAAGAAGGGTAGGTTTGATAGAAATACTCTTATTAATAAACCTTCTCAATATGTATTATTTGATGAACTCTTTTCAAATTCAAAGAATACTAAATATGTTAAACTAAATATGGTGTCTAGTATTCCAGAAAGTGCTATTAAAGTGTTGAAGGCAAATAATGAACTTGGTGTATGTAATAAACCAGAGTTTAATGAATATAAAAAGAAAAAGACATTTAAACTTGATAAACCAAAGAATAAGAAAAGGAAAACATTGAAAAAAGCAATTGGTAAAATTAAACGATTTTAAGTGTTATTATTTAATATTTATATTAATATTATTTTTAATTTTTAAATAGCATAATATTTTGATTCATTGTATTAGGTAATCCATGACCGAATAAAATCATATAAATTAATATAATTGATGCGAAGAATATACTTCTATCTTCCGCAACCAGTGGGTTCTGTCCTAAAACATAAATCATAAAGACATATAAACAAACACCGATTATTAGTGAATGTAGTAGCATAATTAGTCCTCGTTCCATTTTCTTATTTATATACTATACAGATAATGTTTTAACCATTTTTATATATAATAAACAGAAATTGAATATTTTTAAATATAATAATATATTTCATACTTTGTAGTTATATCTACAATTACTCAAATTACTCAAATTACTCAGTCAAGATGGCACGTTATACATCTAACACAGCCGATCCTGTACCTACACCTAATTTGTTCGGAATGACAAAGATTTGTCCAATATGTTGGAAAATAGAATTTACTCGGAAATGTTCATTTGATTCTCATTTTAAAAAGTGTTATGATTTACACTATAATCCAAAATCTGAAGATGAAGATGACGCCAAAGATATTGAACAACCCCCCAAAAAGCGTCGTAAATTAGAGAATAATAAGCCACCTCTATCAACAAAAGAATATAAATGTGATAATTGTGAAAGGGTTTTCAAATATAAAGGCTATTTCGATAAACATATTCATAAATGTATGAAGGATAAGCAAAATACCTATCCTGAAGATACTGTTGTTATTGAAGATACTGTTGCTATTGAAGCCAATGGAGAGGAATTTAATTCTCAATCAACGAAATATGCAAAATAAATAAATAAATAATAAAAAATATTTAATATACAAATTTAATATACAAAAAATAATAAAAAATAAATATTAATATTTTTTTTTAAAATGTTTGTTTAATAGTTTCCCATAAACCTGGGCTATATACGGGACCACTAGCATACAACTTATTAACCTCGTCCTGGTTCAATGAACCATTAACATATACAACATTAGCAATACCACCATCATATCCACCATCTGGTGAAATATGTAAGGCATCGGTATTCAATACTGGGAAACCATTAAACGCACAACTAGCCGATAACTGACCATCAACATATACATCAGACGCACTATTATGAACACTTACTACAACGTGAACCCACTTCTGTAATGGGAAATCCTTAATAATACATTCGGAGTGTGTTGGGTCATCTACTCTTAATATATGTTCATCACTCAATTCTACAGCAACTCTTACTAGTAATTTTTTAACTCTGATTTTAATATTATCTACCATCTGACCTAGTAATTCCTCTGTGCTAACACCACTTTCCAACTTCAAATCACAATCTAATCTGTCTGCCTTACGTTGTAATTCACTAACCATTTCTTTATTGAGTTTATCAGTATCTAGTGTCCCTGAACTAGCGGCATTTTTCAAATAAAGGATAGAAACTACCATTTCATTGAAATCTTCCATTGTTTTAGTATCACCATTCTTGAACATAGCCGACATATCACTAGCAAACTTGGTTTCATTCAATTTACTAACATCACCCATTGTCTTAGACCTTGCTAACATACTAATGCCATTAAAGAAATCATCAAATGCTACTGCCATTTTTCTTGACATATTATCCCTTTCGCTGTCTAACCAGGATAATAAAGCACAAATGCTATCAACTAGTGAATTCATTTGACTTCTATATTGACTTTCAGTAAAATCCATCATCTTAACATCTGCTAATACCTTCTTAACAGAACCTTCTAGTTTGCTATGAGTTTCGGCAATAGCATTATTAGCAGTAGCTGAGTTAGTAGCGTCGCCTTCCATATCATCTTTAAATTGTTCTTTAATACTAGTGTATTCTTCTACGGTATTGACTGGAGAAGACTTAATTTTAGGAACGCGATTACCAGATACATTAGTAATGCGGGAAGCGTCGTATTTGGGTGATGACACGTTATTACCACTAATATTGCTGAATTCTTCTACACCGTATTTGCCGTCTGATACTAATAAATCTTCATATACTCCGTGGGCTAAGTCTCCACCTAATTTGCTTTCTAGAACTGGGTTGCTAGTCTGGAGTTTAATTTTAACGACTAGGTTGTTAGTATGGGGGTCAATCATTACTAGTGGGTTAGCATTTGATGCGTCTTTTTTCCCTTTGAGTAATACTACTTTATCTTCCTTGAAACGATAAGTAAAGTCATTAAGGCGAAGCCAAAAACTGATTGAGTATTCGTTGCTTAATGTGCTAGTGGGTAGGAAACGTGATTCGATAGTTCTCCTACTTTTACCATCATGTCCGTCTTGAAGGATTACTTCGTATTGCTTATCTTCTACTACTTTTTTGGAGTAGAATTTGTATATACGCCAAATCACAAATACAACGATAACTGCTAATACTAGAATAATAGCGAAATTAACCATACCCTGTGTTCTGGCTTGTGCTAGACGATTATTATTATTATTCATTATTTTCTTATTATATTTCTATTATATTCTGTATAGAAAAATATATAGTAATAGATTATTATTATTATTATGAAATGTAAAATATAAAATAAAGAAAATTAAAATGTAAAATAAAATATGAAATAAAATAATATGAAATCTTTATAAATCTTCCAAATGTGCTGGGCTATAATAAAGTCGTAAATCTCTTACTTTACCCTGCATATTATTACCTTGTTCTCCAATTACTACTACACTATCATCTGTTAAATGTAAGTATGGAACATTACCTAACTTAGCACTTTTAATCAATTTATCATCATAATAAATATTAACATATCTTCCGTCAATTACTACTAGCACTTTAGTCCATTTCTGATGTGGTAATTCCACTTCAATCTGTGGATAATGTGAATAATATGGATTATCCTTATATTGTAGCATTACTACTAACATACCAGTTTTATGATTAACATATATGTGGGGTGAATTACCAATACGTAGAATGGGTTTATGCTTGTCATATTGCGAAGTCCAACCTTTGTGTCCCTGTGCGTTTTCTAAGTAAATATCGAAATACACACTTAAACCGTGTCCTTCCCCATTTTCAGTAAATCTAGTTTTAGTTCCACCAATAATAGAACCTATATTAATGTTCTTTTGATAATCTTGTTTAATGTTTAGTTCTTCGTCTATTAATTGGTAATGTTTTACTCTTTTGATACTGAATACCTTTTTACCGAAAAATAGTATAAATGCTGCGAATAATATTAATAGACCAATTGTTAATTCTCCAAATCCAAAACCTGTATTATTTTTTATCATTTTTATTAAATTCTTAGAAATATTTCAATATACCTTATTATCATTATAGATTTTTATTCACATTTTCTATATTATTTTATCAAAGTTTGACTTAATCACTAGATAATATTTTTTTTAACAAAATAATTTATTTAAATCTAACTTATATAATAAATATGAAATCTGTTATTGTTAAAGATGAGGCTAGTGCTATGTCATTAGCAAAGGAAATGAAAAATGGTACTTGGGTAGTTCTATATTATGCAGAATGGTGCGGACATTGTTCTCAGATGAAACCAGAATGGAATAAGTTTAAGTCTAGTTGTAATAAGAATGTTAATATTGGTGAGGTAGAACACTCTTCTATGGATTTACTTCATAAAAGACCTGAAATTAAAGGATATCCCACTATTAGAATGTATAATAATAATACAGAAGTAGGTGAATTCGAACAAGAAAGAACTGAAGACAAAATGCTGGATTTTGTTAACTCACATCTTAGTATCAAAGACAATAATCTTGATGAACCTGCTAGTGCTTCTAACATTATGAATAATATTTCTAAATCTTTATCATACAAAAAATTTAGTAAGAAGGCTAGTAAGAAGGCTAGTAAGAAGTCTAGTAAGAAGGCTAGTAAGAAGGCTAGTAAGAAGGCTAGTATTAAAAAAACAAAGAAAACAAAGAAATCCACTAAAAGTCGAGTTGCTATGATTAAGAAAGTTAAAGGTAAGCCACGTAAGAAACTATCTAATGCTGTTTTAATGAATTAATTAAATAAATCTATGATAATCGCGGTGTTTCGTTGTAAATACTAGCAACTTCAACGTGTGATGTTGGTATTCCGATATAGGATAGATTATGTAGTGAGCCACCGAATGTTTTATCGTTTTTGATGTATAAATCACTATTGTTAAATTGTGGTTCCCCATCTAATTTTATAATTTTCTCTAATTTTCCATTTCTATATATTTCCATATAATCACTTTTAATAACAACCGAAACAAAGAATAGTTCATTAATAGGAATGTTATTGATGTCATGATATTCAATCTGTTTATAGCTATCTTTCTCTGTAGTAATAGCAATTCGCATATTATTAGTGAATGGTGCTAACCAAGCACCAATATATTGGTCATCATAATCAGTTATTAAATCACTCCAATCCTTGTAATTTATTTCCCCTGAAACATCTGGCATAGTTCCCTTATGAAATATATGTTTCCAATATTCGAAATTCTTGTAATGGTCTGATACATTAACCCAGAATGAGAACATACATTGATTTAGAACAACAGGCTTTCCAATTTTAAGGCTAGGAACTACTTGTTGGCTAGTTGCATAACCTGATAATAAACTAGTTTTAAATAACTTTGATAAGTCAGTATCACCTTTTTCCCAAGCAATATAATGACTATTGTCTTTGCGGATTTGACCATCATTAGAACCAACACATTGATTACTATCCAAATCGAATGTCATACCGTGGCATAATGGGTCTCTTATACATCTATCAATACATTCGTTTGTATCTTGGGCTTCTCCACGAAATATGGGGTCAGTATTTACTATATCTTTTGGTAGGAATGTGTATCCAGCCATTGTAGTTTCTTTGCCGTGCGAATAGTAATAATATACTATATATCCTGTTATTAATAGGGCTAGTGTTATTACAGCAAATGTTAAAACGTTTTCAGAAATCATATTATTTTAATTACTAATTACTTAAAATGTAGAAAATATAAGTTATGAACCACTTCAATCACCTTTCCCATCACCATCACCATCACCATTACCATCACCATCACCATCTCCGTCACGAGATTTACCTTTCTTCTTTTTGGATTGATTCTGTTTTCTACTTTTGTATGCTTGATATGCGCTCATTAAACTTGATACTAATGAGGCATCATTACCAAACGTAATAAGCCCAGGATTTTCGCCAATAATAAACGCCATTTTTTCGAGTATGACTTCATTTGGTACAGTTCTAGTTTTACCAGTGTCTTTATCAAATATTGTTGTAGGGGTATCTATCATATTCTTAACAACACCTGGTGTATTTAAATAATCAACCAAGTTTGTATCCATTCTAACTAGTAAATATGGGTCTTTTGCTTTTAATATCATATCCAAGTATAATGGTTTATTTGCTGTCCTATAGGAAATCAAGTCTTGTTCGATTTTACTAGCATATGTTGTATCAAGTTTGTCTTTTAATTCTTTTACTGCCGAATTATCAGTATCAATCTTATCTGCTCTCATTGTTTCCTTTAAATCCCAACCTGTTATAGAAGATTCAATCGATTTTCCTGGTTTGTATACAATAAATTTCCCTTCAATTGCCTGTAAATCATTTACGTATGCCATAACTTTATTAATTGTGCTTCGGGCTGTGTTAGAACCTTGTTTTCCAATGTCATATTTATTTATAAAGTCCCTGATCTTATTTCTGATTATTTCTTGATTATTTTGAACATTAGCAAAATTTGGACCTAATATTTTTTTTAATCTATCTAATGTTGAATCTGCCTGTTTTTGTGCCATTTGAGCAACTGCTGGTGAAACTGTGGGAGACCCTGTCATTGCTGAAATTGAAACAGTTGATTGTGCTGAAAATATAACATTTCCCCCTTGATTAAGTGTATAGAAATTTATAGTTCTAACACTAAAGCTCTGCAGAAGCATATGGCTATCAAATAAATTCCTAAAACTAGTAGTATTATTTTGTATGTCTTTATTATACGATTGTATATATTCGTGATCTGCGTTATCATTGCTAAAATATAATTTATATAAATTTTTATGTATAGATGTATATTTACTATGATTTTTTGATACATCAAAATCTGGTAAGAAATTTGCTAATCCTTTAGCCATATTACATTTATCATTGGAGTTGGTTGTTGATTGACTTAAAAAATACAATAGTATAAATAGATTATTACCAAAAATTTGATATGGGGGCTGACTGTTGTCAAACCACGGCATTAATAATCCACTTATTACTTTTTCATTTTGGCGGCAATCATTGTCTTCATATGTTATGACTGGTAATCCAGTGTATGGGTCTAAAAATAATAATTTATATTTATTATTGGTATAATTATACGCATATACTATAAATAAACAGTCTAAGTATTTATCATTTATAATTTCATATGAACTAGTACCTCTATCTACTGTATATCTAGTTCCTGGATAAAATATATAATAGTTTTTAACAGATAATGGATAAAGAATTGCTCTAGTTTTATCAAATCCATTTATATTATCAAAGTTTATAGATGTATTCGGATTAACTTGATTGTCTTGAAAATCATACAATTGAAATACATTATTATGTGTTCTTTTATAGTAGCCTACATCAACATTTAACGTCCAACGCCCATTATTGTCTTGATATATATATTTATCCGTAAATTCTTTCATATCAAACTTTAAATAAGTTTTTAAAGCTATATCATATTTTTGAGACATTTGTGGATATTTACTAGAATCGAACTCTGCTTTTATCCCATTAGTTCTTTTATATATCGCCTCAATAACATTTTCTTCAGGTGTGTTTGGTTTTGCTCCACCAGAAATAGAACTACTTTCAAAGAAATGTTTCCACCCACCTTGTGTTTGGTATTGTTCTATGAAATTATCAATATTATGTAGCATTTCGACAGATTTATTAACACCTTTTGTTAAATAGGTTATGTCTACATTTAGTTCAGCTGCTGGTGCTCTTTCTAAGAAATTTTTTTTTATACGACTCATTTCACCTTTGACTGTAGTTAATATTTGAAGAACGGATTCAGCATCCTCTTCTAGTTTTCTAAATTTAGGAACAATTCTACTTTCAATAGTTGGATTAGCAGAAGAAATATATAATTTACGAATACTGTTTAGTTTATTTTTAATTTCGTCAACACTAGATAACATATCATTCTTCTCAAATTCAACAAGAACTGTGTAAAATTCATCACCTTTAGCCTTCCAATCCTTAATTAAATCTTCATGCACTTTCTTCTTCTTATCGACACTAGCAATATTATTTTGAAGATTAGTTATATTTTCACGCAAATTAATTATATCCGATTGGGTTTTGTCTAATTCGTCGTAATAGGCAGAAGATAACTTATTTAGTTTTTCATAATCTTTTTTATATGCTTTAACTTTTTTACTTAATTTTTTACTTTCTTTTGTTGAAGCTTCAACTTCAGATGTTATATCAAATCTCCTACCTTCTTCTAGAGTTTTTTCATATTTTTTAGTAAAAGCATCTAATTTAGATCTTTTTTCTTGATATTTTTGGAGTTTTGGTTCTATTTTTTTACCCCATTTTAGTAAAGACTTCATATCATTTACATCATTTACAGTTTGTAATTTATAATCTCTTTCTAATTTAGCTAATTTTAATTTAATCTTTACAATATTAGCATTAACATTTGCCTCGTGCAATTTCTTGCTAGGGTCATTTTTTATATCTTTCAACTGGAATTCGAATAACTGTAATAATCTTAATCCTGAGAAGTATTCATTTAAGAAATTAACAATTTCCTTGTCATAATATTCATATCTTTTATTAAAATCTTTTAATGGTGCTTCGTATTTTTTAAGTTTATTATTAGCTTTTCTCATAGAGTTCATTACCTTATCGAATTCATACATCATAATTTTATGTCTGACCCAATCTATAACACCACCACCTACTAAATATGTTTTTGTTCTAATATCATTTTTATATGTATATCTAGTTGACAATGGCTTATTTTTAAGTGTATATCTTACCATTTTTTACTAGTAAATCTTTAATATCGGTATATACTATTATATTCTATATAGGAAATAAAATATGATGATAATCTTACTTTATATTATATATCCAAATTATATTATATAATTATAATAGTAATTTATATAGAATGGAAGCTCCACAACTAAATCAACGACCTCCTGTAAATAATAGGTCAAATAGAAATAGAAGCAATCAACCTAGTAATAATATTCCGGTAGCACCCATAGCTAACAATATGGGAACACCTACTAACAATATGGGAGCACCTGCTAACAATATGGGAACACCTGCTAACAATATGGGAGCACCTGCTAACAATATGGGAACACCTGCTAACAATATGGGAGCACCTGCTAACAATATGGGAACACCTGC